TGGCTGCTGTATGTATCAACTGCGACATCAGGTTTTCCGCAACTCCAGCATCGCCAGTCAGCACCTTAAAAGCCGCTTCAAGCTGTTGGAACTCTCCACGGACGTTGGCAACCTGCGTGATAAAATCCTTTACCTTGGAAACGGCGAACACTCCAGCGACAGACGCGCCTATCTTCTTCATGGCCTCGTCTATCCTGTCGCCCTCCTGTTCGGCAGACGTTCCTATCCCTTGCAGGATATTGCGCGCTTCTGCTGCTTCCACACGTAATTGGCTGTTATCAAGCCCTGTGCCGTAGTATATGCGTCCGTTATCGTTTTCCATCAGTCTATGCTATCAAAAAATTGCCTAACCTTTTCCTTGTTCCGTGGGTCATCGGCCTTGATGAACTCCTCTTTTCTTGGTTTCCTGCTTCTTCCGCCCGTGCCTTTGTCTTTCGTGTGGTATGACGGCAATACAGCTCCATACATTACCATGTTGGCGTAGCTCATATCGTAAAGCACGTAATCAATCGGAAGCCCGTATGCCTTGACCGTTCCTGCGACTATGCCCCAGATGCTGTCGCTCCAGTTTCCACTTTCGTCGGCCGCAGTAGATTTATCTCTATCAGGAAAGTGGTAAGCCCGAAAAAATCCCCTATCTCCATTTTGTGGAGCAATGCCCCGACAATCATGTTGAGCGTTTTCGGCGAATAAGTGTATAGAAGTTCCTGTGCAAGTTCGGCCTTTCGGTCGATTATCCGCTCTTCCTCTACCCACTTGTAGCGTTTGAAAAGCCCCCACAGGTAGCGTTTCTCGCGTTTCTCGCGCACTTTCTTAACCTCCGTAAGGTTTCTCGCGCCAAGTATCATTATTGCCGCCACTTCGCCTAACGCCTTGCAGTCCTTTGCAATCGAAAGGCTTTCTTCAACTACCTTTTGTGGGTCGAGTACGGTTTTGGGCATACGGGAAACGGCCTCGGATGCAAGTATCAATGTTGCCGTGGTCGGAGGTGCTATCTCGTATGTCCTTTCGCCTATTGTTATCTCACCAGCCTTTTGCAGAATGGTGTCGGCTACTTTCTCTTCAATTGTCTTTCTCTCCATTTCGGGTAAATTATAATTGTAGGGAGTGCGGACTTGAACCGCTTTCGAGCCATCGGTGTAATTCCGACCTCTCTCCCCCAGCACAAGGTGCTTATCCACCTCAATGCAGATGTACGTTAAGGTTGTTGAACCTAAAAGCCCCGTTTTGGGTAAGGCGTATAGACTGGGGGCTTATCAACCTTACGCCCCCAGTCAGTCCGACACTGATTTCGTGTATGGCTTGACGGTCTTTCCTGATGCAGGCTTCAAGCAACGTACAACATAGTGCCGCATCTTTCCATCCGCCGTAGTGAAGCTATCCTCAACACGTATAATCGACCTGTCGATTTGGAAGCCTTCACACACCTCATCTTCGGGTGTGTAACGTATTGCGTACTCGCCTGATATTACGCCGTCGTTGTCCTCGAAAGGTGCGTCTACGCCTTTCTTGACAAACAAGTCGAACTCCAACTGGTATGTATTCTTCGCATACCTTACGTCAACGAGCGTTCCGCCCTCTTCAAGAGCGGTTGTTTCCGTTCCTGCCGTGGTTGTAAGGTTGATAGTTCCGTCTTTCGGGATGTCGAATGCCTGCCAAGAAGACCCAGGATTTCCGCCCGTGGACTTCGACCATTCCATTACGCCCATACCCCATGATAATACTGACATAGCTTTATGGATTTAATTGTTAATTTTTTATTTAATTCTCACTGTGCGTAATCGCCGCCGAAATACTTGTACTTCAAGCAAACGACTACGTAATGTTGGTTTATGTCCTCTGCCTCCTCTGTGCAGATTGTCTGCTGTAGCTTGAAATAATAGCATGACACCGCAGTTGTAAGGCCGTCTACCCACTGCTGCGCGAGGCGTTCCACTTCTTCCAGCCTTTGCCCATCCTCAACCCAAACTCCGTTTCCGTATGGGTCTGTGTCGGGTACATAGATATGCACTGTAACAACCCCTGTTTGGATTTGGTCGGCAAGTCCAGCCGTGAATATCACGACTGCATCTTCCTTTCGGCTGTCGCGTGGCCTCATTCCTTTTCGATAGACCTCACCCGATATGCTGTCATATAGCGTGCTGTCTTTCAACAGACGGTAAATGTCGCCTTGTATCTGCTTCGATGTCTTTGCCATTCCTTTACTTAAATCCGAGTTGTTTCAACATATACGGAACAATGCGGTCTGCCGTAAGTTCCGAGCTGTCGAGGACATCATAACCCCTGTTCTTGACGTGTACGGCATAGTCCATCCCTGCAACCACTATCAGGCAGATGCCTTTTGGGAAACGTCTTACAAGCTGCTTTGCGAACGCTGCACCCTGCTTCGACCCATCCCCACCTTTCTTTACGGTTTCAAAGTCACTTTGATTGACTATCCTGCCATCAACGGTTACAACGTAGCCTATGCTGCTGCGTAGGTTTCCCGTTTGGTCTTTGTAGGAATTGGTGGAACGGGCGACATTCAAACATAATTCACCACAGTACGTAAGCGTCCGTATCACGGCCTGTTCAAGACCTTTCAATTTCTGCTCCGTGTATCTGTCGATTTCCGACATCGGGGTTATCTGTCTGATAGGCATACTTCGTTCCTCCTATACAAATATCCTCAACTGGCAAACTGCCTCCAACGGCTCTATCTGCATGATGGAAAACTCCCCAAGCTCCTTTCCTGCCAAGTCTTTCAGCCTAACCTGTTCAACGCCCTCAAACGGCTGCTCCTCAATCAATATCGAGAAATGCGCCACGGTGAAATGTTCACCGTTTACCTTTCCGAGCTTGTCGTATTTGTTGGCCGTCCACTGGCATGGTATCGGGTCGCTCCACGAAAATGTCGGGTCTTTGGCGTAGCCCGTTTCGGGGTCTATGCCGCCACCCGTCTTTTCTTTTGCCTCGATAGTGCCGTTTGGAATAATCATATCCTATTGCCTTTGTAGCCATAAATCGGTTTCGGCGTTCCCGTTTCATCCGCCGCGTCGTATTCCCCATACAAGCTATTGGCGCGGTTGCGGAACTGCTTGCGCTGCTCGTCTGTAAAGGAATAGTTCTGCCCACCCTGCGAAACGTCGGGTGCTATTGAGAGCCACAGCAGCAAGTCTGCAATGGCAAGGTTGAACGCCTTGCTTTTCAATACTTCCAGCGTAGCTTCTGCGGTAAGCTCCAATCCCCTTTTGTCCGAAACGGTCGTTAGCGTCCGCAGCGGTATGGGGTATGCGCTTATGCCTCTCAGTGCTTCAAGAACGGTCTGTGCCATATCACATCATTTCTTTACTCCCAGTCCTTAGCGTCCGTGCGCACGTAGAGGTTGCGGTAGGCCGTATCGAATACGGGTACTGCATCCGCCTGCCCAATCGTCACTTCGCTCTTTGGCTCGATGGTGCCATACTTCTTAATGACGGTGTGTGCGCGTTCCGCACGCAGGATGAGTTCGTCATTCTCCTGCAATACGTCGTACTGCGTAGTTCCCAGTCGCTCCGTTTCCGAGATTATCATACGGCTGTTCTCGAACGGGTTGCCCGATGTCTGCGTTCCGTCCGTGAACTCGCGCGTGATGTCTTGGTCGATGACCCTAAGCTGAATGCCGTTGAGCCATGCCTGACGTGCGAGCATGGAGTTAATCTGCGTGAGGTCGGGTGTCTGCGATATGCCCAGTGCGTTTGACGCAAACGAGGCACAAGCCTTGATAATCTGGTCTGCCGAAGCAATCTTGTATAGCTCGTCGAGGTTGATGAACGCGAACTTCGGGTTAAGACCCTTTGACTTCGCGAGGTTGATGAACGTGCGTAAGTCACCGATGATGTCAGCCGTGGCTTTGTTGTTCCAGTCAACGGTTGTCTTGACTTTCATTTCGGGGTCAACGTCGTAGTCCAAATCAAACTCGTTGGCGTAGGTTGCGTTGGTCGTTGTCGTGAACCCCAGCTTTGCCGCGTTGGATGCGAGCTTCCATGCGATGAACTCCAGCTCCGACTGAACGCCGATAAAACAGAAGTCCACATCTTCGCCCCAGTACTGCACGAGCTTCGTAGCGTCATCGTCCTGTGCGAATGCGAGCGCGGTCTGATACTCCTTTATCTCCGAGCGGCTCAGCTCACGCGAAATGCTGATAAACGGGATGTCGCCCTTTGCGCTCTCGAATATCGGACGCCGCTTGCGGAGTATCGTGCCATTGTCAGAGTGCAGGTCTGCGGCAACATTCTTTTTGGCCAGCTGGTTGCTCAACGTGCGCCAAATGAAGCCGTTGACTTTCTTCACAGGGAAGTACGTGCCGAACGTGAATGGCTTCGCGTCCGCCGTGTTCAACCGCGCCTGCACCATCTGCTGTGTAAGCCCATGAATGAGCGTGTTTACTATTGTTCCTGCCATGATGATAGCGTTTTACGTTAATAATTGATGATGCCTTTCAGGTGTTCCGCAATGCAGTCGGGCAGCGGATTGCCCTTTGTAACGGCCATGAGCCATGCGTCGGTGTCGATGTTGCCGCCCTTTTCCACCACCTTGCCTGTTCCGACAATGGTCTGCGGAACGTACTTCAACGCCGACGATGTGTCTGCCGACTGCGCGGCTGCTTCAATGATGAAGCCGTCCTTAGCGACAGCACCGATGGCCGTGCCTATCGTAATCGTGTCGTAGGTCTTGCTTGACGTGGTGTCTATCGCCGTGATAGCATACGCCTTTCCGCCAACATCCGACATGATGAAATTGCCGACGGCGAAATTGTGAAATTTGGCGACCTTGATTTGAGTATCGCTTGCTCCGACTTGCGCAACTACCTGTGCAATCTTGACTACGTGGCAGATGCCCTTTTCGTCGGCTGCGCTCAAAACTGCGCCCTCACGGATATAGTCGCCGCCAAGGTCGGAAGAATAGACAGACACGCCGCCCCTGATGTCGGCGACCTTGTGCATGATAACGCGAGGCGTTCTTGTGTCTCGGTTTCTTTTCACTGTCATTCCCATCTTTCTATGGTTTTGAATTGTTAGACATTAGAACGGCTGTCCGTCCGAGGTCGGCTTGCTGTCGCGGTGTGCGATAGCTGCTTCCTGCTCTTTGGTCAATGTTCCGTCCTGATTACCCTGATTGCCCGTTGCGGACGGGCGACCGAATACAGCCCCTCTCTGCGCCGTCGATTTCACTATGCCGTCAACTTCCTTTGTAATATCACCAATCAGGGTGTTAAACTCATCATCGGTGATGTTGTCAACAGGCGTGCGCTCGTAGGCTTTCCGCAGGTTTTCGGGAAGTTTCCCTATTACCTCGTTGAGTTGCTGTTTGCGTGTCGAGGTCGTGCGCTCCGTTTCCATCTTGGCTATCCGCTCGCTCAACGCCTTGTTGGTGTCAATGAGCGTCTTTGCCCATGCTGGAACTTGCTCTGCTCCCTCTCCTGCGCCTTTGTTCTGCTCGGTTTCAGTACCATGCTCTCCGCCTGTACCGCCTCCGTTTTCGAGCTTTACGCCGTCTTTCAGGCCGTATTTCTGCTCGTAGTTCTGTACTGCTGTGTGCTGCGCTTCTGTCGCACGACTATCACCGTAGCTTTCGATGATGTCGATAATCTCCTGCGTCACCCCTGCAACGGCAGTTGTAACCTGTTCGGCAGTCGTTACAGTCTTGGCGAGCTTGTCGGCAATCCTGTTCAGTACGTTGGCGTTGACCCCCGGAAACTTGGCTTTCAACGCATCGAATAACTCTTTTCTCATAATGTCAACTAATTAGTTTATGCAAAGATAACGGATTTCCGCTTAAAATGATTATGTTATAAGCGAAATTTGCAATTTTTATTTTGATGTTTCCACTTTTGAAATCTGTCGATTATGCGACAATCAACAAAAAAGTTTAGAAAAAACTGCGAATTTATTTTGTTATTTGAAAATAACGCATTACCTTTGCGGTGTGATTACGAGATAATCACTTTCACAACAACAAAAAAATAGAGCTGATATGAAAAAGAATAGCGTTTTAAATTACACAACAAGTTGCATCAACCGCAACTTCCGTATTAAGGTTTACGGCGTTGACAACGATGGTCGTAAAATTAACAAGCTCGTCGGTGTCGCTGGTATTGTCGCCCTCGTCGGTGTTGACATGCTGAACAAGCTGCTCAAACGCGCTTTCAACTGCCTGCTAGACAAATGTGTCTGCAAGCTCCGTCGCGGTCTTCAAGTTTCGTTTTACGTCAAATAATCAGGAGGAATAATTATGAAAGCATTTAGAACACTCCCAAAGGTTTCAAGAGAACGCGCGATACAAATCGCCGCCAACCACAACTGCGTTTCCAAGGAAATCGCAATGAAGTACACCGACAGCGAGCTGAAAGAAGTCCTGCGGCAGTTAAACCTTAAAGCAAATTTTTAAGGTTATGGAAACTGATATGACAAAATACATCCAGCGCATACGGGAAAAACATCCTGACGCTGTTATCCTGTTCCGCCGTGGCGACTTTTACACCATGCTCGAAAAGGATGCGCACATCGCCCATTCCGTCCTTGGCTTGCAAGTTGAGCCACTGACAATAATTGGCAGGGCTTCTTTTGTGACTTCGAGCTTTCGTTTCTGTGAGCTTGATTACTTCCTGCCGAAACTCGTTCGTGCAGGCTTCCGCGTTGCAATCTGTGATTTACCGAATGTTTAATTATTAAATACCACAACAACAATGAGTAACGATGATGTAAATGCCGCTATGCTGGTCGTAGCGAAAGAACTTGCCGAAAAGCTCGGCTACATTGACTTGGGTCGTACCGTTCTTGATGCCAGCCGCAGCTGGTTTTGGGCTAACCGCTTTATCGCAGCGACCTCAAAAAATCCTGTGCGCGTTGTCTCGCACAAGTACATCCTGCCTTTGTGGGAGGACGAAATCGACGAGAATAAACGCCGCCCGAAAATCGAAATCGACATGCACTGGGGAAATCCCCGTCTTAGCGTCGATTTGCCTAACGGTACTTTCGCCTGTCTGACCTACAAGGACGGTATCTGTTCAGAGGCTCAGGCATTCGGAGACAAGGGTATTGCTTTCGCCCTTTCCCTGAAAGAAAGCATAGAATACTATCTGAAAATCTTTTAATCCACAACAACAATGAATACAGAATTTGAATTTGCTCCCAACTGGGACAACGACGGTGTCTTGGAATACAAAAACGCAAAGACCATCAAACGCTACCGCGAACTCCGCGACGAGCAATCGCACGTCGATGTAAAGAAGTTCGACGTGTTTTTCGCTTTCTCCAACGAGCAGTTCGCCGAGGGCTTGAAGTCCATCCGCCCTTTGGCTGATGGAGAGAAGCTCGTGCGTATCGGTGGCGGCGGCTTCGGAACTAAGGACGGTGCCAAACGCCTGTTCGAGTTCTACGAAAGTATCGACGCCAAAATAAAGGCCGAATGCGACCCGCAGGAGGTGTACGTTTACGAATACAACAACCATGAGTGTTGCATCGCGTGGGACGGCGACCTTGAAGCAATAAAGATTGTGCTTTCCCTCTTTGGCGAGGAAGCGGCTCGGAAGATAAAGCGTCACCGCGCCTCCATGACCGTTGACAACCTTGTCCGCAAGCCTATAAAGGTGTCGGGGCTGTACTTCAACTACAATGGCGAAAGGAAGCAGCCCTCCAACGTTTGGTTTTCCGACATCGAGAGCGAGGTGTCGCGCCGTGGCTTGTGCCATTGCATGTACGACAACGTCCTGTACACCGTCTGCCTCCCAAGCGGCGAGCCTTACCGCAACTCCGAGCTGGCTGGTCTTACCGCAAGCTATGACGAGGGGACAATCTTCAACTACCGCAAGGAATAACGTAAATAAACAACGCAGGCGGAAGATTTACCTACTGGGTGGGTACTTCTCCGTCTGCAACATTTAAGACAACGAGAGGCAAAAAATGAAGAAATTAACTACACTTTCCGCTGCATCCCTGATAAAGGTACAGTTTTTCCACCCCAAGGAGGGTGGCGCGACGGAGTTCTACTTTGGGTCGCTCGCGGCCATCTACGAGATGTTCAACCCTGCCGAGATTGGCTGTCGGCTCGAAGCCCTGTGGGCTGCGAACATTGACGAGGCGCACCCCAAGGCAACCCGTTTGTGTGTAATCTCCAAGCACGTTTTGTATCGTAAATCACAGAAAAAGAAGTAAATTTGCAACATGGAGTACGATTTTTACAAAAACAACGACGGCGACACCATCTTTTGGGTGGATAATGTCGATAACATCGGCGAGTTCCTGTTTTCTTTCGACAAGAAGAAAATATACAACCTTTTCGCCGACTATCCGCACAACCTCACGGAGGAAGAAAGGCGGATTTTCGACAAGGAAAATCCGTACTGGCGTGACTTCTTCAAAGACAGGCAATAGCCTACCTTGTCGTTCCGCTCTTTCCTTTCCTCTGTTTGTCTTTTGCTGTGTTGATGTAGCCCAGCATTCGCCTGAATCCGCTATCCTTGCGCAACAGGTCTATGTCAATAATGCAGTCCCTTGTCTCGCACTTTGTGCCATACACGGTGTGAGATTTTTTTGCGGCAAACCTGCGTTTCAGCACATTTTCATCCAAAGGCTTGAAGCCATTGACGTATGGCGATTGAAGCTCCAAGTACTCAAAGCCCGTTTCCGTCCGTCTGACAATGGCCGCGTGTGAGCCGCACGTGAAATAATACTCTTTTCCCATCTGCGTCGTTTTAAGCAGGTCTTTCGCTTTCTTATAGTCGTTGGTGTGTTTTGCAACCGTGCCGCCGACCTTTTCCGCAATGGACATGATGTTACCAGTTCTGCTGAAAAAACTTTGGCTCATTCCGCCCCTGAAATCAAGAACGTCAAAACCGCACCTGTTACCTGCGTAAGTGAAAGCCAACGACGAGCAAGACCCTGTTGTCAAATCTCCACCGCTTACCCTGCTTATTATCTCATCTTCCGTGAGCGTCTTTGACAGCTCGGACACGGCAAGATATTCCACGCTTGCTTTTTCCGCCAACTGCAACACATCCTCTAACTGGCTCGGAGTTGTCGCTTTGGGCGTGCGCTCAACATACTTGCTGTTGTCGCGGATGAAGTATGGTAAGGACTTCGCCGCCGTCATGCGTTCCCTGTTTGCCTCCACCCAGTCCGTGAATGCCTGCGGCACATCCGCGACCGTGTTCACGCTTGTTTCGGTTGGCTTTCCGCCCTCCATGATGCGCCTGTTGTCCGCAATCAGCTCGTCAGGCGTTTTCAGTACCGTTTCCACATGGCAACGGCAATGCGGATGCCACCCCGTAAACTTGAAGTCCTTTGGGTAGCGGCCTTTGAGGTCATCGCAGATGTCGGGTTCGGGATGATTGTTGCTCAACTTTATCTCAATCCCAACAACGAAGTCGAACTGCTGCCACCGCTCGTAGTCTGCCGTCCTATACGCTATGTTCGTTTCGGTCGCGGCCAGCCGTCGAGCGTTCTTATAAGAGCTTCGGTAAACACCCCTCCCAGGATGGTATGCCCTTGCCCTCTGCGAGAGTACGAGTTGCCCGTGCTTGTTCCTTACCCTCCGAAACAGCTTGTCAGGATGCTGCAAGTAGCTGCGCAAATCGCGGCTCAGTTCGTCTGCCGAACGTCCGCTGCGGATGCCGAGGTCAAGCCCCAGTTCTATCTCATCTTTGAACTGGTTCGTGTATTTCCACACCCTGTCAGACAGTCCGAGGCCGTCCGTCTTTCGCTTGATGAATGCGTCACGCGCCGCCCCGTTGGTGCTGAAATATCGGCGTTCCTGCTCCTTTGTCAGCTTGCCGACATTGTCACCGAACACCTGCCTTGCCAGTTCGTCGTTCTTCTGGTTGGCAAGCGTCCATTCGCTCCGTATGCCGTTCACTATGACGGCCATAATGCCCGTTTGCAGGTCGCTGAGGAGCTTTTCTATCTTCTTCCGTGTATTGGGATAGTCGGAGAAAGAAAACAGCCTGTCGGGGTTGAAATCCTTGATAGAAACGCCGAGTGCCGCCGCTTCTTTTGCCGCCGCCCTGTATATCGCATCTACCTGACGCTCGTATGCAGCTTGGTTGCGCCAGTGCTGGCTGTCGTATTTGTTCATCTTAGCCATTGCCTGCCTCCTTTCGTTTGATGAAGTTTTCGCATTGAGGGTCTTTCAGGAACTTGCACCATTTCCCCTCCGTGTAGTGTTTGCATCTGCACAAGATAAGGCTTCCGTCAAGAGCTTTGCTGCACCACCCGTAGCTGTTGGCGCAGTCGCGGCACGTGTATTGCGCCCGTGTTGGCGTTTTCTTTCCCCGTCTGTCCATTCCTGTTTATTCTGTCGGTTCAAACACGTTGGCCATGTTCTGCTCCCGTATCTCCTGCAACGTCTTGTCAACATCGTCAGACCATCCGAGCTGTTCTATCGACTCGCGCTGCGACATGATGGGTTCGCCTCCGTTGGCGGCAAGGAGCTTGTCGATGGTGTCCTTTTCGTCTGTAATCGTGAACGGCGTTATCTGCACCTCCACGTTCAGCGCGTCAATGTCGGCTGCATAGCTCTCTCCGAGCATGACTTTCAAGAACTGCTTGACAACGTTTACCTCTCGGTCAAAGAACTCAATGAGCCGTCCGCTTTCGTCTTTCACTTTCAGTTGCGCGTCGATAAAGAGCTGCTTCCTGCTTTCGCCCGACAACGCCTGTTGCGACATCTTTTCATAGCTCCAGTCGGGCAGTTGCAATTGCGTGAAGAACAGGTTGCGTAGCTCGTTCACGTAGAACTTCAAGTTTTCCACGGCCTGCTGCCACGTGACATACTCCGCCTTTCCGTTGGCTGGATATTGAGCCACGGCCTTAAATTCCTTGTCGGGGCTTTTTTCCTTTCCGTAGCCAACTTCCTCATCCGCGAATACCACAAACAACGGCTTCGAGTTCTCGCGCAGATAGTTTCCGTTACGGCTCAACGCCCATTCAATCTCGTACACTATCCTTGACGTATCTTCCCATATCGGGGTCGGTCTGTACATATAGATGCACGGTATCTTCTGCAAGGTTATCGCTTCATCCTCCACGGCCTCCCAGTCGCCATTCTGCGTACTCCATTTGATATGGCGCGTAGCCGTGTAACAGTCGAAATACTGCACAATCTTTCGGGCGTTCCTGCGCGTATAGGCTACCGACATCGCTATCATGTCGCCGTACTCGTCAAACAACGGGTAAAGTTCATCGCCGAACATAGGCGAGAAGTTCCTGCACCGCAGTTTCAGGTCGGAGTTGAAGCCGTAAGCGGTGTGCCGCTGCTCCACTGCGTACCATAGCGTCATCACCTCGCACCCTGCGAACAACATATTGCACCGCTCGATGTTCACGCTGTCGATGCGGTTTTTCATAAAAATCTTTTCGAGGTACGTAGCCACCTCCTTTTGCCGCTCGTTTTCGGGCTGGTAAACACGCTTCACTGGTATGCCCGTGACAAGCTCCGTCATGCGCTTTACGGCGAGCCGCTGCAAGTCGCACGTTACCCGTGTTACTGGCTGGAAGCCGTCCGCGTTCACAATGTCAGGGTACTTCGCCTTGTTCATCACTGGGTGCTTGGTCGGGTCGTACTGCCGCACCAATCCCTCACGGCCTGTCCACATCGGCACGTTGATTGTCTTTTCTTTCAGAGCGGCTATCTTCTGCGCCGCCGTGCCTTCTGAATTGAGTCTTTCTTCAATCGTCATAGCTCTTGAATATTTTGATGTCAAATGTTGCCATTTTGCGGAATATTTTGCCGCCCTTTGTTACCGCCCAATCATTCGGGCGAGCCTGTCGAGGTCTATCCTCTTGTTCGTCCGTATCGGGTAGAACGTATTGGCCAGCGCGTCGAACTTGTCGGGGCTTCTGCCCAGCCGTTCCTTGATGTCCTCTTTCGGCTCAATGAAGATGCGCCCGTCAGAGCGGAACGACCACTTTATTTCCGTCGCTTCCTCATCAAACTGCGTATCAGGAGGCAACATCGCCCCCGTGTCATTCTTCGGGTTCAGCCAGTCGCGGACGCACCAAAACAGATACGCCCTCATGTTGATAAACTCGTACTGCCCCGTAACGTCCGTGAGCGGCTTTCCGTTGTGGGCTTTTGCCGCCTCGCTGTACTTGCAGCTGATGATGTAGTCCTTTTCGTCAACCTCGATGCAGCGGCTGTAAACGCCTGCACCCTCGCCGATGGTGTCTATGCTGACATACGCCTCAATCTGCCTGCGCCTGTATGCTGCTATCTGCCCTGCAATCTTCATGTGGTCTGCCGACCCTCCGCTGTTGTGTGCGCGGAACTCCGACACCCACGCGCCCTTTCGCTCTACGAAGCAGGTGCAGTCGCGACCCATTCCTGCCACGTCAACGCCCAGCATACGTATTTCCTGCCTAAGCGGCTCTCGCCCGTTGACCTGTTCCCAACGCTGATGCGCCAGTTCAAGCCATTGCGCGGGAATGAGGATGTCATCGGACACTTTCGGGAACTGCCCAAGGACTTTCTTCCGAAACAAATCTTCGGGGCGATACCACTGCCCCTCAAACTCGAAATCGTCCATTTCCGCCTGCACCTCATCAGCCGTTATCCGCGTACACCAGTTTTCCAGCTTGTCTTTCACCCAGTCGTAATCCACTTGGCCGGGATATAGCAGCTTGTGCTGTACAACGTTCGGGGCTGTGAGGCTGTTCAGGCAGAACCGCGTCCACCGTGCGGACTTCTGCGACCTTGCCGCATACCCGACAACCGTGTTAGGGTTGAACACAAGCACTATGCGCGAGTTGCCCTGCAAGTTTCCCTCAATGGCCGCGAATGTGTCATCGCTGATACCCGTCGCCTCCGTCACAATGAACATCGTGTTGACGGCGTGGAAGCCCGACCATGCCTCGTGGTTGTGTTCGTCTGCCTTGAAGCCCGTCAAAAACCACTCCTCATTGTCCGTGCGGATGTCGTATGCCGTCAGCCTCCCAGGAAGCACAAAGCCCCTTTTCTTTGCCTTGTTGAACAGGCGGCTGATTTCAGGCATCATAATGTTCTTGACCTGACGGTCGGTCGGTGCTGTCAGTGCTACCTTGGTGTTCTCGACGAGCTCACCCCGTTTGTTCCAGCGCGGCGTGAGGTACAGAAAAGATACGGCGATGCAAGCGGCCACGAAGTCCTTGCCCCGTGCCGTTCCGCTGCGCACCGAAACACGTTTGTTCCTCTGCACCGCCGCCACGATTGCCTGCTGTTCAGGGTCGAGCGTAACGCCCAGTGCCTCCTTAATGAACTTGTTCCAGTCGCTCCGCCATGATTGGAAGAGCTTGTCAGCGTTCCTGCGTACCGTTTCGTCATTCTTCCTCATCTATTACGCCAGTCTGCATCAACAGGTTTGCAAACGACAAGTCACCCGTAATCTCCTTTTTATCGGGGCTGTACAGCCCGAGCAACTTGCGCCGCTCTATCAGCAATTTGTGTATCAACTCCAAATAACGTGGGTCGCCGCACGGGCTGACATTTTCCGCCGTCTGCTCCATTTTGAGCGTAACGACACCGCCGCCACCCTTACCCTCATCGTCGGGGTTCGGCACGCCTATCTGTTTCGCCCTGCGTTTTTCATATTCCTGCTTGGACTTTTCCCACGCTTCCCACGCCTCCTTTATGAGGTCATCTATGCGTTCCAATTCCAGTTGCAGGGCGTAGTCCGTGTTGTCAATCCGCGCCTCCCTCCATTCGGCAAGAAGCCTCTCCACGTCCTTTTTTACCGTGCGCAACGAATACGACTGCAAGTCCAGCCGCGCCATCACCTCCTCACGCATCTCTCGGTAGGAGTAACCGCGCTTGTACAGGCGGCTGATAATATCCATGCGGATTATCTGCGCCTGTCGGTAGTCTTTCATGCTTGTCTTTTTCGCGTAACTCATACGTCAAAACCTTGCGCCGTTAAACTTGTACACGATGTTTCCCTCAGCGTCCTTTCTCGATGGTACAAGTGCGCCCTCGAACAGCTTGTACGGACTTTGGCCTGCCTGCGGATTGTTCCACAGCCAGTGCATATAGTCCGCCATCGTCATGCCGTAGAACTTCGCCCGTCGCTCGCTGCTGTTGCAGTTGAAGCCCTGCGCCCTCGACCATTCAAACGACGACACGAGCTTTTCTATGTCGCCGCGCACGTCGTTCCATTCCACCTCTCCCGACGGCCTTTCCTTGGCTATCTGTAACGCCTCGCACCATTGGCCGCGCGAGTAGTTCCATGTTGGCGGCAACCCACAGCAAGAGCCGTTACAACAAAGCTCCTTGAAGTGAGCGTCCGATATGTAGAAGCGCATCCCCAGTTCGTCGGCGAGTGCCTTCATTTTCTCGAAGAATGGCCGCTTGACTTTCCTGTTCAGGCGCAGATAGCCCGATGAAACGCTGTAACGCCTGTAAAAGGCCATCACGTCGAAGCCTGCCAGTTCGTTTATGGTCGGCATGAACTCTTTGAGCGTCGGGCTGCGCTGCTCAACGCACAGGAACTCCGTACTCATGGCCGTTGCGCCCTTTTCGTGCGCCTGCCTTATCAGCTGCAAGTATGACGGCGTGGATATGCCGATGATGAAAGGCCGTAGGCGCAATGTCGCTCCGCCTGCGTCCGCCTCCGCAATCCTGCGTATGGCTTCCAGCCGTTCCTGCGGTGTCGGAACACCGCGCTCTATCACGTGCGCCTTGCGTTCGTCAAGCGTGATAATCGAAAATTTGAAGTTCCAGTTTTTCTGCCCACGGATAAGCTCCATGTAACGCTCATCCTGCGTAAACCACGTGGCCTTTGTCGAGAAGCACAGAGGGTAGTTTATCTCCTTGAAGAAGCGCAAAAGTTCCAACGTCACGCCGCGTTTCCTCTCGAAGCCGTCGAACTGGTCTGACAGTCCGCCCCACTGCATCACCTTTCGCTGCTTGATGTACTCCTTGAACTGGCCAGCGTGGTTGTCGGGGTCGGTGAACATCTTCTTGATTTTCTCCACGTTCACCGCCTTTACCTCCTTGTGCAGGTACGCTTCCTTGCTGTCGCCTACGCCTCTCTGAAACTGCGAGAAGCAGTACATACAGCCGAATGAGCAGTTGCTGTACGTGTCGAATGTCATCGGCATGGAGCAATCTGCTATTTCATTACTCCATCGTGGCGAGCTGTAATATCCTGTTGCCATAATGCCTATAAATCAAAGATTGAGTATTTGAGTTTTAGCGTTTCGCCGATATACCGCAATTCGTTTCTCCGCCGTGCATGTGGCTTTACCAAATCGGGGTACATTGCCAACAGCCTGCCTGTGCATTCGGCGTTCTTTCGGTCGCCCTCGCTGTTCCAGTCGGCGTGGCATCCGCCTTTGGTGTGCAGCGTGGAAGTCAGACATACATCGTTGAAACGTATTGTGCGCCCTCCCTGCGCGATTGTGCGGAGCGTTATTTCCCAGTCCTCTTTCAACGGCTGTTCCGCGTCAAACATCTGTTCTGCTGGGTTCGTCAGCCCCATAAAACAGCCTATCAGGAAAAGGTTTGTCGATATGCTGCGCTCCATGTAGAAAGTGTTTGCCACTGGTGCCACGCCCCATATTGACGCGCCTGTGCGTTCCGCGATGTAGTATGCCGACTTCACGAGGTGGTCTAATTCCTCGCGTGTCTTGATAGGGTGCAGCTTTCCGTCCGCCCTTAATGCGTTTACGGCTCGTACCTTGTCGCTGCACATGACAACGCGCGTGTTTCCGCAGTGGTCACATATGTGGCTTAGCACCGTATTCTTGTTATCGCTGACGTTGCGCCCATCGCGGAATATGACTGTGGCCATTTCTCCGTACCTCTCGCTGTACTTTTCATAGTCCGTAGGGGTTTGTGTCGCCAATATGATTTCATCGCGTCTGTACCCAATTTCCGACAGCATGGCGAGCATAGGTTGCCTGTCAGCGCGGTCGTAACTGGCTATTCCCCAATAAAAGCTCGGCTTATCCATTTGCAATCCTCCCTCTAAGTTCCGTTGACGAAAGCCCGTGGCGGCGGTGCGTGTACATGATGCGTATGCCGTACTGCTCGCACGTGGCCTTGCCCGTGAAGTCCTTTCCGATGTAGTCCTCACCGACGAAACGCACGTCTATCTTCGGGCTAAGCATCCGCAACGCGAGGTCGAGGTCAGCTTCGCTTCCGAGGGCGACAACCCTGTCAACGCCCTTGCATTGCTCCAACTGGTAGAAGCGTTCAAACAAGCTCTGCACTGGCACGTTCTTTCCGACCCTATCCTGCGTTCCTGCCATCACCCCGACTATGAGGTAATCGCAGTGCAGCCTGCACTCCTGTATCATTGCCACATGGCCAGCATGGAAAAGGTCGCCGACCACTGACGTAAATCCGACAATCTTTCTATCCTCCATAAACCCTCCTGTAATACGTTTCAAGCTGCTTTTCTTGCTGCTGCTTTCCGAGCTTTCGTGCGTAGTACCAAACTCGTATGATGTGGCTTTCTTCGGCGAGCTTTACCGCTTTCATCAGCTCCTTTGAGCCTACACGCTTGTCAAGAGTCACTACGAGGGTCGCAGAGTGCGCGGTGTTTTCCAGCACTTCATCGAGTATATTCAGCGAGGCGCGTAACTTGGCCGCGTCCAATATCCAGCTTTCCATGCCCTGCTTCGGGCTTGGGTCGATAAACGCATAACCGCTCCCGTAGCTGATGATGTTTTGCAGCGACAAATCACCGTGGCAAAACGTGCGCCGTTTCAACGGCTCGCACTTGCGCAATCTTTCCCCGATGTCCGTTTTCAGACCGACCGATGCTGCCCTGCTTTCAACATACTTGGCGTATGCGTCGAGGTCGTTTTCTCCGTCGAGCGTCCTTTCCCACACCAGTACACTCATGATGTCCGAAATAAGTCCGTGGTTAACCGCCTTTACGCCCGACACGCCGTTTATGTATTTCATGTACAGCTTTCCGAGCGTAACCGAATACACCTGTGGAACGGTGATGAAACACGGCATGTCGTACCTGTCGTGGTAATGTTCCGCCGCCGCCCTGTACCATTCGGCCTGCGTATTGACGTTGTCGGCCTCCTTGATGACAACGTTTCCGATGCGCGTCACCTTTGCGCCTGAAAATCCGTGGAACTGCTGTATCTCTGCCTGTGCGTAATCCTCTGCCGTCATCGCCTTGTCATCCACATACAGGTCGGCGAGCGGTTTCCCGAAGATTATCCCGTCAACCTTTATGCCGTGTTCCGACAACCACTTTTCGATTGTCGGGCGGTTCTTTTTCTCCGCCGCTTCGACATCCCCGTTACAACTGGCCATACCTCGCGACGTGTGGACGATTATTTCCACATCGGGTAGTGTCTTCCTCATCTCGCGCATTTTGGAAACAACAGCGGAAATTTCGCTCGAATTAACGTAATCACGGTTTTGCGTCCTGCAAATCGTGTCATCCAAATCAAATACTATTCTCATGGTCGCTGTGGTTTAATAGTTCGCTTATGTTGTACACAGCCTTGCTCGGCTGTGGAAGTCCTAATACCTGCTCGACCTCTGTCCTGCGCTCCCTCTCAAAGATTATGATGATGCGCTCTCGTTTGTCGGCCTCCACTGCGTCGGTGTTTCCGTCACTGGCCGTTCCGCCGTCCATGCCCTCGAACGGGAAAGTTCCGCTCCATGGCGTTACGCACCATTCCTGCAAGTCCTCTTGGTCGAAGTTCCGCAGCATGTCGTAATCCCATTGGCCTGCGTGTACGTTGTCCTTGATCACGAACTCCCTCTTGTCATCCTCTGAAAGTTCGGTTTCGCGTATGGCGTACAAATAAGGCGATTTGAGCCACTTTCTCCAAAAGTCGGCCAGTTGTTCCTGCTCACCCTTTACTTTGCGCTGAACGGAACGCAAAGTGCCAATTTCGGCCATTATTTCACCCTCCGACATCTCCGCTATGGCGGTCAGTGCCTTGTGGCGCATGTTTCCGCCCAGTATCAAGCCCGTTTCGTCGGCTATCACTGGCCGCACCTGCAACATCTTCGGGAACTCCAATATGCTCCTGACGAGCCGTTTCAGGTTTTCGGGCGTGATTGTGCGTGGGTTCGCCTCGTTCTGCCTCACATCGTGGAGCGAAACTTTCGTTATCCTGTCCTTATTCATCGCCTGCCTCCTCATTCCTCATTGCCACAAGTTCGTCTATCCGCCAGCATATCTTCTCAAACAGCCTTTCGGGGCTTACTCCGAGATGTTCGGCCAGCAGCTCCCTTTCGCTGCTCTCAAAGGTTATCGTAATGTAGTCGCACGGCGTGTTTTCCTCACCGTCGTACTTCGGCAAGTCATCGGGCGTAAGGTCTTGCCCCTCTATTTCAGGCGGCAACTGGCCGTCAAACGTCGGTAGCACATCGCCCGTACCGTCATCCTCGCTTGCGTCGGGTGCTGCCTGTTCGGGCGTTGCCGCCGTCGGTGTGCTGCCCAGTGGGGCGAACGCCGTGGGGTTCGTGTTCCAAACGTCCATTCCCCAGTCACCCAGTTGTGCGCTGTCCCATTTGTTTGCCAGCGCGTCGTAATCCCATTGGCCGAAGCTCGTATTGTCCTTGATGATGAACTGCCTGCGCTCATCTTCCGACAACTCGCTTGCGTCGATGATGTAGGCGGTCGGCTTTTCGAGCCATTCGCCCCACCACTGGAGCAGGGCTTGCCTTTCGCCCTCCGTCTTGCGCTGGTAGTCCGCCGAAGCGTGTAGCCGCTGGGCTATATCTTCGGGCGTGAGCTTCGCTATGTAGTTCAGGGCGTTGTTCCTCATGTTGCCTCCGAGTGCCTGCATCACGTTGTCAACCACGATGGGGCGTATCATCAGCATCTTCGGGAACACCAAAATCGATGTGACGAGCTTCTGAAACTTGTCCTTTGCTATCGTTCGGGGGTTCTGCTTGTTGACCCTCACCTGCGACAGCTTGACTTGCTTGATTTTATCCAGTTCCATACGTGCAAACTTATCGGTTTATTATTTTTCTGCAAATTTACATCAAAATGTTTACATAATAATCGTTTACGGGCTAATTTATAGCATTTTTCACTTATTTCTGCACCGACTTAGCGAAAAACCTGCCCAAGTCCACGCCAACAACGCCGCGTCGCGCCCCTCTTGGTTCGTTCGGCCTGTTATTCCCGTGAACGCGGCCAGTTCCTCTTGCGTGATTTTGCCGTCCTTTCCTTTCCACAGGTTCACGCCTCCAATTTTCAGGGAGAGCGGCCTTACAAGCTCGTAGGGTATCTGCCAGTGCTGGCACATTTCGGCAATCTTGCGCCCTGTTTCGTGGTTGCGTCCTGCGTGGTTGCCTTTGGCCGCCGCCACCGCCCGTGTGTCCTTAGGCGCGAGGTGCCAGTTTGACTTGTTCAGCCATCCTGCCTCAATGATGACCCTGAATGTCCGCCCCGTGGTTTCCGCCCGTCGCTTTGCCCACATCAGATAGTCCAGCAGGTCGGGAAATGCCAGTGTGGCTATTTCGAGCCTCCGCGTGTCGCATTCGAGGCTTGCAACTCCGCTTTTCTCCACGTCGGGGTCAATGCCTATCACCGTCTGTACTTTGGTTATCGTCTTTCTCATTGTCTGCCTCCGTCCTTTGTTCGTAGTCGATGAATATCTCCTGCACTGCGCCTGTGCCATCCCTCTTGACCCGTACTCGGTCAATGAAGATGCCGCCACGTTCAAACTGCTTGTTCGTGGCGGCGATAAAGTGGCGCACTTCCTCGATGGTCAGTGCCTGTTTCATGCTCGTTTCCTTTTTTTCAGTTCTGCAATCAGCGCATCGGCATACATAACAGCTTCCTTGGCCTGCTGCAACTTTACGCCCGTTCCCGAATAAACATCTGTGCAATCCTTGCCAAGAAATGCCGCCATCATGTCTTTGGCGATTTCGTACCGACGTTGCTCCCAGTCGGTAGCCTGCATGAGCCACCCGTAAAGCCATACATCCTCGTGTATGCTCTTTCCCCTGAATTTTATCTCCCGTTTCATAGTTCATTCGTTTTGTGTATTTCAGTATATTCCCTTGCTGTTTCTCTCAATATCTTCAACAAGTCATATTTTTTTCTGAATTCCCTACCGTATTCTTCGTGTACGTTTTCATATTGTTTCATATAACCCTCTACGGTTGCATTCAGTACCTGCTCGAGGCTGCTATGCTTGAAGCAATACGGGCAAACGTAGAATACTCCGCCCTCGCTTGACGTACTTATGTATTTTGCTCCGCTTATCGACCAAGGCAGATGGCAGATACCGCATACACTTTCTGTCGGGTGCAGGATTTGTAACGCTTCGGCAACAGACGGTAGCCTGAGTATTTCATCCCATTTCATTGCTCTGCCTCCTTTCCGCCTGATGAAGTTTTTCTACACTCGCGGAATTTTCGCGGAAAATCGGCGGAATTTCGCTGAAAATTTTCTGCATTTTCCGTGGGTAATAGGTCGCTTAAGTATGCCCATCCGCCTATGAACCTTGCGCCCCTCTCCCAGTACGGCAGTGCCTCTTTCACTTTCAACTGGTAAGACACATGGTTGCGTGCTATGCACTTCCTGACAAGTATCATTCGCCCTGTTTCAGGCTCTTCATCCGCGCTGTGCCAAACGCTGTTTATCCGCCAGTCTGCGCCAGCTATAAATCCGTTCTCACAGGCTACCTCTCCAATGTAATCGAGGCCAGTAGTATTAAGGGCGTGTTCCAACGCCGCTTTTTCAATCGTTTCTCTATCCATAGTCTTATTTTTGTTTTGAAGTAAAATGAGAAAATTTGAGGAAATTTTCCGATTTTTTCCTTTAATTTCCCTATTCGTCACGTGAATAAATTAGGCTGTATTCTGCGCAGCACCTTGTTTCTCGCGTCGTTGTAAAAGCCCTTGTTCACCTCGAAGCCGTAAGCTTTGCGCCCCATGTTGGCCGCTGCGAGCAGTGTAGTGCCGCTTCCTGCGCACGGGTCAATCACGACATCGCCCTTGTCGGTGAATATGCCTATCAGGCGTTCGAGTAGCGGCACTGGCTTCTGCGTAGGGTGTACTTTCGGCGTGCCGTTATCCCTTGCCCATTCAAAGCAGTTGAATATCATCCGCCCGTCATTGTTGAACTTCGGAAGTTTCTCGCGGTAAAGCACAAGGCCGTATTCGCAGTTGCCGACAATCTTCATGTTGGCTTTTAGCACCTGTGCCGAGAAGTCTTTGCGGAATACAAGGTTGATGTAGTGGTTCAACCCGTATTTCCTGCCAAGCTCTATGAACTTGAATTGCTGCTCGAACTCGCAGAACATAACCATGCATGGTGACCTCCCTTTCTGCTTCGGCTCTTTGACAAGCATTTTCGAGCAGAAGTGCATGAACTCCGCTGGCCGGAACTCGCTGTCGGACGAAAAGAACTGCTTTCCTGCCTTGTCGCTTTCGCCGTTTCGGTTGTCGCCGTCAACGTACCATGACGGGTTGCTGGCGTAAGCCTTGTTACCGAGGACATACGGAACATCGGTCAGGATGAGCTGCGCTTTCGGTATTCCGTAGACCTTGTAATTTTGGAAGCTATCATTGAATAGTTCAATATCTTTCATCGCCTTATCCAGTTTTTGATTTTGTTAATGTGTGTCGGCGGAACGTAGTAGTTGAACTCGCACCGTTCTAATGCCGCTACCGCTTCGCGCAATTCTTGAATTGCTTTTGCGAATTTATCCCGTTCAAAATGGAACAAATCATCTTGCAATGGCTGGCTTTGCAGCTTCTTCAACTTCGCTTTCTTGGCGCGTAGCAGCGTCTTGGTCTTTTCCTCGATGTACTCTTGCCCCTGCTTCAATGTCTGCGCACAGATTGTCAGCTCGACTTTCAGCCGTGGGTTGTTGACCTTGACAAGTGCTGCGAGATAATCAAAATACCACCTCCATTGCTCGACTACCCACAACGGCAGTTTGTTGCGATAGTAGATAACATCATAATCGCAACCCCCCTTGCGAATGGTTATCTTTACGCATATTTGGTTGTCTATTCCCCATTTACCCATGTTGCAACTGCTTTAGAAGTTTTTGCCTCTCTATGTTCAATCGTGCCATAAGCTCGGATTTTGCTTTTTGTAGACTATATCCCTAACCCTTGCAATCTCAGCGTCAACCGCCTGTTCGAGCGTCTTGCTCTCTGTGAGTGACGCGCTCGTTCGGGTCTTGAAGTATTCCTTTTGCTTCGCCCTCATCCGTTCAACGAGGAAGAAAAATGCCTTTGCGTCCATATCTCTGTATCTTGGTTATAGTTTCCGTCTGTCCTTTCCCTTTATCTCGAAGTAATTGCACATCTCATGCAGTCGGCTTGCCACGCGGTCGCCGTATCTGTCGAGGAGCTTTTGCCCTCCCAGTTTCAGGTTGGAGGTTATCAACGTCAGCTGGTCTGCCCTGTCGCCCCTGTATTCAATGAGCTGCCGCACGACGTCTATGCGGTTGCCCATGTACAGGCTTTCCTGCGGCTCTTGCCCGAAGTCCTGAATGGCCAGTATTGGGCATGTTTTGAACGCCGCGAACGTGCCTTTCTCGGTGTACACGTCGCAAATAGCGTCAGCCCTCACGCCGCCCCATGACAGCACGGCCTCCGTCTGCTCGTATGGAAACGCTATCTTGAAGCCCCACACCCTGCAATACATCTGCATGATGTCAAGACACCACGACTTGCCCGTTCCCGTGTTCCCTGCGATGTAGATGCCCTTTCTTAGGTTGCCCCTGACGGCCTTTCCCGTTTCGGGGTCGATGCTGTTCATCGCTGGGTCGCAGTGGCACCAGCGTATGAAGTTGGCGTAAGCAAAGCGGTTTTCCTCGTCAATCTCGAAACGTGGGTTTCTCCGCTTGCCGATGGCTTCCACCAGTTCGAGTGCGGTCATGATGTCGTAATCGGGTCGCGGCCTGCGTGTCAGCTCCGTGAACATTCCGCGTTCCTCCATGCGGCTGATTATCTCACCGATGGCTGGTGTCTGCACCTTGACGGCCTTTTTCTTGCCGTCCTTGTCGGTTATCTCTTTCGTTACTTCCATTCGTCGTTGCAGTTTTTTCCGTTGTTGCTATTGTTGGTTCTATATCTGGGCGCGGTGTCGGGACGGTTGTCATAGTTCCCCTCGTACACCTTTACCCAGTTTTTGTCATTCTCAAACAGCCAGTCGAAAGACGCTTTCCAGCCGCGCTTGTTGTCGCCGCGCAGAAAGTTGCTGACCTGCATCTTCGTGAAGATTTCCCGAAGCAGGAGTAGTGCCTTTTCCGCGCCTCCCATTTCCGCTACGCGGTTGCGCATCTTGTTCTTTCGGCTTTCCGATAGCGAGTGGAGCTTGGGGTAGCCAACGCATACCGCGTTCCACAGTTCCTTGATTTCCTTAAAAGGCAGATTTTCCCTTTTCTCGGCCTTTATAGGCTTAGGGGCTTCCGCCTCGTCAGAGGCAGAAGTGGGGGCGGCAACCGCCGCCGCATTTTCTTTACCTCTCGTTAGAGAGGTTTCTTTATTATCTTCTTTATTCTTCTTTATTCTTCTTTCATTAGGTTGTACTATCTGCGGTTCGTCTGTTGTACCGTCTGTTGTCCGTTTGTTGTACTGTCTGCTGTCCGTCTGCTGTCCGTCTGTTGTACCGTCTTGTTGATAGTATTCGTAGTTAACCACTGATATTAAGGTAATCACATTGCTTTTCTGTTGTACTATTTGGCCGCATTTTTGAAGTTCGTCTAAAAATCTTATCACCTTTCCTCTTGACCATTTCCAACGGGTCGCGAAAAAATCCTGTGATTTGGCTATCTGTCCGCGCTTGACATCTACCTTGTTCCCACGGACGTATATCACGCTGTCGCGGTAATTGGCAACCAGCAGCAAGTCTATCCACGCCTGCATACGGGTGAACGGTTCGGAAAAATACATCGGGTTTTCCGTGATGTTTCTATGTATCTTTATCCACCCCATAGCCTGACTACTTTCTGAAATAAACATTCGTGAGCTGCCTGTAACCGCTGAATACAGCGTAGATACCTGGCCGTGTCTCTCTCACCTGCAAATCCTCTACGCGACCGAAACGCTTGTAGTTGCCGCATAAATCGACAATCCAAGACGTTTTGCCCTCATATGGACGTATAGCCCTGCCGACCATCTGATAGTACAATGCAAGCGACATTGTAGGCCGTGCCAGTACCACCGTGGCAAGTTCAGGAAAGTCAAAACCCGTGGTAAGCACTCCAACGTTCGCCACTACGTTTATCTTCTTCGCCTTGAACGCCTTTAATATCGCCTCGCGCTGCTGCTTCGGCGTGTTACTGCTTACCACCGCCGCACGTCCGCCCAATGCCCGTGCCACGTATTCCGCCTCCTCAATGAAGCGCGTGAACACGAGAATGGACGTGCGCCCTGCCACCAACAGCCTCTGCACGATGTTTTCCAGCGTGTCGTTGAATTTAATTTCCCGATAGTGGTTTCTTACGCTCGCGTCCGTGTAGTCCGCGCCCGTGCTGTTCACTTTCAGACGGCTGGTATCGACCACGTTCAACTGGTAGTAGTTCATGTTGGCCAAGTAGCCGCGCGAGAGCAACGTGCCGACCTGTACGCAGTACAGCATCTCGTTGAATATGCGTGGGTTCGTCCGCGTGATGAAACGGAGCATGGAGCCGTAGAAACGGTTGCTGTACAGGCGGTACGGCGTGGCCGTCAGCCCCAGCACCTTGCACCCGACCGTTTCGATGAAGTCTTTGTACATCCCTGCCTCCGCGTTAACGTAATGGCATTCGTCGATTATCGCGTAGCGGAAGCGGCGAAAAAAGTCCTTACAGTTCTTTACGCTGCCAATCGTGGCGAACGTGATTGTTGACACCTGCTTTCGGTTGAACGAGGCCGAGAATATCCCCACGTCCGTCAACACGCCGTAGGAACACAGCTTTTCGTAGTTCTGCTCCAGTATCTCCTTGCTTGGCTGGAAGATGAGCACTGGCGCGTTCAGCCGCAGTGCTATGTTGGCTATCACGAGGCTCTTTCCCGACCCTGTCGGCAGGACTATCAGCCCGTTTTTCTTGCTTCCTGTGGAGAAGAAGTTGACGGCTGTGTCCACGGCCTCCCTTTGGTAATCTCTTAACTCATACATGATTTATTGCGTTTATTGTGCGGACGGAGGGAGTCGAACCCTCCTTGCAGCCCTCACTTGCCGCGTCCGCTACCATTCTTGGCTTACTGCTCGATTATCACGATGTCGGGGCAAGTCAGGCGTATGCGTTCCAAAACCTCGTCAATAATCGTGTCGCGTGTCTCAATGATTAACTCGTTGCTCTGCGCCGATACGAGCGTACAGGTGAAGTCGTTCGGGTTGACGTACACCTCCACTTGCACCGTCTGTTTCTCGCACCCCTTGAACACTGGGATTACGAGGTTGAACGCTTCGGGCAAATTCGACTGCACTACTTGGTTTACGAGGATGCGGCGGTCGCCTCGCTTGTTGTCGCTGTTCTCAATTTCCTTGTCAACTTTGGCCTTGAAGTTCTGCAAATCAGTGACGAGCTTCATTGCCACGCTCCTATTCTCGAAATACGCCCTGTTCATCTTGAACAACTCCGCCATCTCGAAGTTGGTGATGTACTCTCCGCCGTTAATGCCGAATTTCCCGTATTCAGGAGAGAGTTCGAGCTTACCCTGTACACTTGCCCCGTAGTAGTTCTTTTCGTCCGTAACAAGCGTAATTGTCATTTCCTCACGGTTTACTTCCACGTAACACTCCTTTTGGTTGATGGTCGCCTCTCGCTTTTCAATCCAGCGCGCTGGCGCGTCAATCGTGCCGTGTATCTGTACTCTTTCAGGTTCGTGCAGGGGCAACGCCTGGCCCTCCCTGATGACTACTTCTCCTTTTCCTGCTACGTTTCCTGCCAGTGCTTCGGCAATCGCTTTCTTGATTTCTTCTTTCACTTCTTTTTCCATGATGACTTTGTTTTAATCTGTTCAACCATTTGTTCCTGTTCTCTGAATTTTGAAAATCGTCGGGGACTTCTCCTCAGGCCGTGCAGGACGCTGGTAAACCAATACGCCCTCCGCGTTGTAGTAGCCTACATCGTCTCCGTCAACGAACTTGAAGCAGTTCTCGGTTACGAACTCGCTCTTTTCTTTGAGCTGTTTCGTTACTCCGTCGTTTTCTTCTTCAAGCTGCTTTATCTGCTCATTGTACAGCTTGTTCTGTGCCCGTTTGTCGGCGCGCACATCTCGCAACTGGATGTTGTTCTCAACGAGCTTGTCTTTCAGCTCATTGATTTTCTCACTGGCGAGCGGCTTCACGTAACCGAGCTCCTCGACCGCGTCGCAGTTGTCACGGAGAAATGCGGTTCTTTCCGCCATGTTCTCATACTCTTGTCCTAAAACTTTATCCATATACTTTTGATTTTTGGTGGCCGTCCATTCGGGCGGCCACGGGTGAAACTATTTCTTTCTGATCAGGAGGAAGTCCGCCCAAATGTCCGTGAACTGCTTGCCGCAGTATTCCGCGAGCGCGTCGCTCTTCAAGCAAAGGCGAGAGCCGA